AGTCCGAGACGAAACAATGGAACGACTTTATAAAAGGTCTCCAAATGAATTGGGTCAAGCCCGCTTATATGGAAGGCTTAAAAATACTCATGAGCGCGAGAAACGCGAAAGTCAAATGGACCGAAGGGTTCGACATGAGCTTCCCGCCTCTTGAAGAAATGAGCGAAGAGAAGCAAGCGAGCATTAACAAAACGCAAGCGGAAGCCGACCAAATTTATATCCAAAATCAAGTCCTCTCGCCGGACGAAGTCGCGGTCTCGCGATTTGGCGGGGACGAGTATTCTCTCAAAACGACAATCGACGTCGAAGAGAGACAAGAGAATCTCGAAAAAGACGAAGACGAGGTTCTCCCTCCGGCGGACCCGGAGCCGACTCCCGAGCCGGAACCAACGCCCGAGCCGGAAGTCGTTAACGACGAGGTCGACCATTATCACGAATTCGACGGTTATATGTCGGGAATGGCGATAATGAACGAAGACGGAACTCACTATCACGAAATTAAAATGACCATTTATGACCCGAACTCGGAGACGTCGAAAGAGAGAATCGTCACGACGGAAGACTCGGTCAATTCCGCTTATCATACGCATTTCGTCGACGACGAATCTCCGACCGGACCTTCGGTCGAAGTAAAAGTCGACGAAGACGGATTGACTCCGAAAGATAGGACTCCGCCGAAGTCGGCTCAAATGAACGCGAAGAAGGTTCTTCAATGGCGAGAAGAATATCCGGACGAAATCAAAGGAATGACGTCGGTCGGATGGGGAAGAGCGAAACAACTCGCCGAAGGGAAGCCGCTCTCTTTATCAACTATCAAGAAAATGGCTCAATTCGCCCGCCACGAAAAGAACGCGAAAATTTCCGAAGAGAATAAGTCGACTCCTTGGAAAGACGCCGGTCGCGTAGCTTGGGAAGGATGGGGAGGCGACTCCGGAATCAAATGGGCTCAAAAAATAAGCGAAAAAGCGAGTAAAAAATAAATGTCAAACGCGCGATTCATCCAAGAAGTTCAAAAGAGGAAAGAGCGTCGGGAGGCGCGCGGAAATAGGGAGCCCATAGAGACGGGCTCCCCAATTTCTTATCCTAAAATGATTGAACGAACTTATTCGAGGAAGCTCCGTCGCTTTGTCCGAGAGCTTGACCGAGTAGTTAAAGAGAATGTCGTCTCAAGGCTTGAAGCGATTCTCCGGGACGCTCGTCGAGCGAATGAGCGTTTCGATAACTACGTCGACGACCTCGAAGCGGTCTTCAATCAAATGCGAATCGTTTATGGGGAGAGAATCGACGACCCGACCATTACGAACGCCGTAAGTGAAACCGGAAACGCGGTCAACGCCACAAACGCCGCCGCGTTCTCTTCGAAACTCTCCGCCGTGACCGGCGTCAATGTTATAACCAACGTCCCGGGAGTTCGAGACGCCGTCCAAATTTGGACCCGCCAAAACGTGACGTTAATTAAGACGCTCGGAGAAGAACACTTCAAAGACATTGAGCGACTCGTTATTGACGGCGTCGAACAAGGCGAAAGCCTTCGGACCATAACCAAGAAAATTCAAGAGAGAACCAAGGCTTCAAGGAATCGAGCGAAGTTAATCGCCCGGGACCAAGTCGGAAAATTAACGGCGAACGTGACGGCTCGCCGGTCTTCGGAACTCGGGATAAAACGCTTCCGATGGGTCACGTCTTTGGACGACCGCGTCCGCGCTTCTCATAGGGCTTTACACGGAAAAGTCTTTTCGTATGAAAAGGGAGCCGACGTCGACGGTCAATCGGGAGTCCTCCCGGGAGAACCTATAAATTGTCGATGCGCTCTCGTCCCTATTATTTCAAGCGTCGGAGAGAGCGACGCCGAGACTCGGGAAAAGTCGGAAACTTGACAAGTAGTTCTTGACAACGCGAAAAAACTTAAAAAACGGGGGTTTGCAAGTTGACCTTTCGTGTTTAATCTTAACTTATGAAGACGGTTAAACGTTTCGACTTTCAATCTCTCCCCGTGAGAACCCTTGTAAAAACCGACGCCGGTTTTTTAAGAGTTCCCATTCGCGCGACAAGAGTCGGCGTCTTTGAGTACGTTCAACCGGACGGCTCCATTCGTCGGGAACTCCGTCCCGAAGAAGAGGTCTTCAATAAAGATTCCCTCGCCACGCTTGCGGGCGTTCCTCTTACTATCGCGCATCCGAAAGATTTGGTTAACGTTAAGAACGTGAAAAACCTTTCCGTCGGATTCACGGGAGACGCCATCGAAAAAGCGGAAGAGCGTTTCGTCGATTTGGTCGGAACGGTTACGGACTCTCGCGCCGTCGCTATGCTCGAAAGAAAAAGAGATCAAGGGCTCGGACAAGAGGTTTCATGCGGCTACGTCGCGGAAATGGACTTCACTCCCGGGATTTGGAACGGTCAACACTATGACGCCGTTCAAAGAAACATTCGATATAACCATGTCGCTTTTGTGGATAGGGGAAGAGCCGGTCCGGAGGCGAGAGTTAAACTAGACGAGAGCGACAACGCTTATTATCATGAAAATAACCGACAAGGAGACGAGTCAATGGAAAAAATCACTATTAACGGAAAAGAGTTCGAAGTTTCTCCCGAGCTTGCGACGGCGGTTAAAGCCGACGCCATGAACAAAGAAGACATGGGGAAAAAAATCAAAGAAAAAGAAGACGAACTCAAAAAGATGAAAGAAGATTTCGCCCACATGAAGAAGGAAAAAGACGGAATGGAAGGCAAAAAAGACGCCCTCGAAACCGAAATCGCTTCTTTAAAAGAGAAGTCTCAAGAAAATAAAATGGACGCCGCTCAAATCGACGCTCTTGTTCAAGAGAGAGCCGACGTTTGCGCCGTAGCCGAAAAGGTTATCGGAGCGGAGTTCAAAAAGGACGGGAAAGAAAACCTCGCGATTAAAAAAGAAGTTATCGCGACAATTTCTCCGGACCTTAAACTCGACGAAAAAAGCGACGACTATGTGAACGCAAGGTTTGACGCTATCGCCGAACAAGAAGAACTTTTCGTCGACCATTTAAAAAATGCTCTTGAAAACAAGAACGACGAAGAAGGAAAAGAAAAAGAAACAAAAGTCGATGCGGAAGACGCCCGTCAAAAAATGATGGCGGCGAGTCGCGACGCTTGGAAACAAGGACTTGAAAACTAAGTAACTCAAAAAGGAGAAAACGTCATGAGTCAACTTAACTACAATGTAAACATGGACGTCGCTTTCGAAGGTATGCTCGCGGATTCCGGAAAAATCGACGCCCTATCAAAAATCACCGAAGGCGCGAGCCTTGAATTCGGTCTCGGATGCGCTCTTGGGACAAGCGATAACCAAGTCGCTCCCCTTGCGGCTATCGCCGACAAGTTCGCGGGCGTGGTTATCCATCGTCATAGAGAAGAAGGCGAACTCGGGGACAAAGTTTCCGTTTCGGTTCTTCGAAAAGGTCGCATTTATGTGAAGGTAGAAACCGACGTTCAAAAGGGCGACGCGGCTTTCGTTCGCGCCGTAGCCGTTGACCCGGAAAGAGCCGGAGCGTTTAGAAATAGCGCCGATGGGACCGACACTATCGACTTAACCGGAAAAGCTGAATTCGTAACTTCCGCGCTTGCGGGCGAGCTTGCGGTTCTTGATATTAACCTTCCATAACCAAAACTTTTAAGGAGAAAAAGTCATGAGTAAGAATAAAGAAATGGTTAAGCTCGACGCGCAAGAGACAATCTTTTTTCTCAAGGAACTTGAGAGCGTAAAGTCGAAAACCTACGACAAAAAATATCCCGAACTTAAAATGAGAAGCCTTATCCCGATTTCAAACGAAGCCGGTCCGGGCGCGAACACTATCAAGTATTTTCAATACGACATGGTAGGCGTTGCGAAAATTATCGAGTCTTACGCGAAAGACTTCCCTCGCGTGAACGTGAGAAAAAAGGAATTCCGTTCGCCCGTGAAGTCTCTTGGTGATAGCTACGGTTACTCAATCCAAGACATTCGCGAAGCTCAAATGACCGGGGCGTCTCTTGAACAAAGAGAAGCGAACGCCGCTCGTCGCGCCATGCTTCAAAAAGAAGACGAAATCGCGGCTTTCGGAGACGCGGAAACGGGTCTTCTTGGTCTTTTCAATCACCCAAATATCCCCGAAACGGTTCTTCCGGCGGACGGAGCGGGTTCTTCGAAGCTATGGGCGGACAAGACTCCCGACCAAATCATTCGCGACCTTAATTTAATCGCGAATAGCATCGTAGAAACTACGAACGGCGTGGAAGTTCCGAACACGATTCTACTTCCGATTGAAAAATATACTTTCATCGCGTCGACGCCTCGTTCAAACGATAGTGACACGACGATTCTTGATTTTTTCTTGAAGTCGAACCCGTTCATTCAAAACGTTGACCACTACTATAAGTTGAAAGGCGCGGGAGCGTCGGCAACGGATAGAATGTTTTGCTACAAGAGAGACCCGGACGCGGTTACTCTTGAAATTCCGGTCGACTTTGAGCAATTCTCTCCCCAAGAAGAAGGAATGGAATTCGTGGTTTATTGCCATCAAAGAATCGGCGGCGTGATTATGTATTATCCGCTTTCGGCTTCTTTTGCCGACGGACTTTAATTCCGATAAACTTTTAAAAAATGAAAAGGCGCGCCGAGAGCGCGCCTTTTTTGAATAAACATTTAAGGAGGAAAGAAAATGTTAATTCGAAATAATACGTTAAGAATTGTCGTCGTTCCCGTAAAAGGCGGAAACGTCCGCATTATGCCCGGAGTTCAAGAAATTGAAGCCAAATCATGGAAAGAAATTCAGCCGCTTGTTAAAGAAAAAATCGAAGAGGGCGACCTCGAAAACATGGACGAGCGCATGGACGATGAGTTCGAAGAAGGCTTGGGAGCGTTCTCCGTCAACGAAGCGAAAAAGCTCGTCAAAGAAACCGCCGACGAAGCTCTTCTCGACGAATGGCTCGCCGGAGAAAAACGAAAAGGCGTGAAGGATGCGATTAAGAAACAAAAAGAATATATCGCAAACGCCGTAAAAGAAGGCGACGACGCCGACGAAGAATAAAAAAAAAAAGACCTCATGGACGAGGTCTCGGGCGTTCCTTCAAAATATGTACTGCGTGAGGGAACGCCCATAATAAGACAAGGGAAAGAAATATGGAACCAACTTTGACCGAATTTTTAAAGATTTTTTCCGAGTTCGCTTGTCTCGCAAACGCGAAGGTCCAATTCTTCTTCGACACGGCGAAAACCCGAGTCGGGAAAAAGAACTTTTGCGAGGACCAAAATTATAAAATGGCGGTTTATTTAATGACCGCCCACACGGCGACCATTCTCGACCCATCCCGGGCGGCGAATGGGAAAATCACGTCGGAAAAAGCCGGAGACTTGTCGGTCTCTTATGACGTCGGAGGCGGCTCCGAAATGGAAGAGCTTGCTTCGACTCAATACGGCTTGCAATATCTCCGCTTGACCAAGGAAAACACGATAGGGGCTCAAGTCTTATGAGTAAGTTTGTCGAAGACAAAGATTTGGGTTTTAAAGCCCTCATGGACGACGCGAAGAAACTCGCGAGCGAGCCCTTTGTTAAAGTCGGCGTTCTTGGGAAGTCCGGCTCGGAGCTTGCGACCTATGCGGGCGCGAACGAGTTCGGAACTCGCGACGGGAGAATCCCGGAGCGTTCTTTTATCCGTTCAACTATGGACCAAAACCGCTTCGCTCTTTTTCAACAAGCGAACCGATATTTAAACCAAATCGCTTCGGGCTCAATGGACCCGAAAACGGCTCTCGGGCTTCTCGGGGAGTTCATTCGAGGACAAATCGTCTCGAAAATTACGACCCTTCAAGACCCGCCGAACGCTCCTTCGACAATCGCTCGAAAAGGCTCGGCGAACCCTCTTATCGACGAAGGTCGAATGAGACAAGCGATAGCGTGGGAGGTCGAATCATGAGACTTTTAAAATCCCACGTCGTAAGAATTTTAAGGCGCGGACCCGTTCGCTATGTCGAAGGACAAATCGTCCAAGACCAAACGGCTCCGGTCGAGGTTCTCGGGTCGATTCAACCGGAAAGAAATATCACGAAAATTCGTGAAACCTTCGGCTCTCACATTGAAGCCGCTTTGAAAATATACACGACCGAAAGACTCCGGACTCAAGAGAAGGGATGCGACGCCGACGTCATAGACTATGACGGTCGCCATTGGGAAGTTCTTGAAGTCCGAAAATATGACGACTTGATTCCTCATTTTAAGTCAATCGCTATTCTCAAGAAGGACGAAACTTAATGAACGGAGAAATAAGACTCGACATTCTTAAAGCCTCCCTCGTCGGTATTCTTCAAGAAGCGACGGGAGTCGAGCCTTTTATCTTTGAGGACCAAGCGGGACCGAGACCCGAGTCCGGGAATTATGGGACTCTTAAATTCATTACGCCGCTTGTTATGGAAGGACAAGACTCGGAAACGGTCGAAGCGAATGGCGATAACGTAACGATAAAAACGGAGGGTCAACGCGAGTTAACTCTTTCGATTCAAATTTTTCGAGAAAACGCTTTTCAAAAAATGGGGCTTCTTCAAACCAAAATCCAAAGTCGGCGCTTCCGGGAATCCGCTCGCTTTACGGCGAAAGCCCGGGGACAAAGTTTCGCTTTTATTGACGC